AACCCGTTTTACAATATCCTTCTAATCGTTAGGATTCAGTTTGTTGCCTGTTGGCGAAACGTCTATCAATCGCCGAATCAAACCGGATTTCGCGTCCGTAATCTTCACCGGCTTATTTGTTCCCATAAAGAGAAAACACTTGAATCGGTTGGAGTAGGTCGATTTGAACTTTTCGTTCACTGTCATAAGTTCGTGAGAAACCAGACTATTAAGCCTTGTGTTATCTTCGATTCTGGACAGGTCGCCGTCATGCTGAATTGCCACGAGAGGATTGCTCTTAAACGCCTCCAACGCAAAAGAATTACTGGATGAACCCAGTGCTTTCGCATCAAATACCGAGTAATACCCTTCAAAGAGTTGCTGAATGATGTTCAGCACTGTGGATTTACCCGTTCCCGCTGCTCCATATAACACCATGAATTTCTGCAACCGTTTGGATTCTCCCGACACAATCGATCCAATCGCCCATTCAATCTTTTGCCGTTCTTCCTCAGAATATAAAGTTGACATCAGCTTTTCATAGGCAGACAAATCGCCAGCTTCAAGCGGATAATTCAGCTTTTTACTGGCGTAATCTTTTTTATTGGTCTCCGTGTTGGAAAATATAAGTTTTTCATCCAGCATATGAAATGAGTCCCGCATCTGCTTTTGGCAATACTTATGCCAGGAGTCAATCATGCCTGATTCTGCATCCCACATATGCAGGACTTTTATATCGGAGTCAAAGCGCCGGCGGTTTTCTTCTGCGTATCTATCCAGTTCGCGGTCAATGAGCTGCAAAGCATCCTGCTCGTCCGTAGACCATAAACCACGTTCCTCAATCCAGATAGCGTAGAAGTCACCACCTCGAATCATCAGATCGGAGCTTTTTTTAATAATGAACTTCGGATAGATTTCTATTACACCACGCTTTGTACTACGTGTTGAAATCATCAAAAAGTCGATCATCGCATTTTTTACTCTCCTTCCGAGCGCTTTAATTCCTTAATCTCATTGCTGAGTTCCTTTATTTTTTTGTTCTGTTCCCGGCGGTCCAATTCCGTCATAACGACATAAGCGGTCATAGCGCAGGCCCAAAGTCCGACATTGCGGTTGAACCTGCTCTGATGCTTAAGCGTGACACGGATTCCCTTGATTGCCGTTTCCGATGACCGTAAACTTCCAAAAATGTAACCAAGCATCTCACACATCAGCCTTTTCCTCCTTTCATGCCCTTGATAAAACTTTTAGCGGTTTCAAACCGCCATTCGTCTTTTCCGCCATAGGTAAATATAAATTCAGCGCCATTGGTCTGCCGGACCCGGATGCTGTTTTTACCGTTTGGAAACCATGTGGCGGCATTCTCACCCGCATAAAGCGGGAAATATAGTTCAAACCATTTATATACTTCGTTGTGAGTCATACGAAACCTCCCAAACTATACGATTTCGTCTAAGTACCAGCACATCTGATACCAGATTTCTACCGTTCTCAAATCCCGTCGGCAGTGTTCCACCGTAAACAGGCCACCCTCTCCATTTCGCTTGTATCTTCGGTCTAAGAATCTCTGGATAATCTCGTCTGCATAATCCTCATCAAATCTTGCATCGGTCATTTTCCGTAAACCGAGATTCTCAATCATACCCCAGAACCATTGTCCGGTCCGATTCCCGATATCCGGATCGTCCATAATATGTTCTTCACAACGAATGGCGAGAGCAATCATCATTTCCAGAACACTACAAGGACTATTGTCTAAGTAGCTTGAAATCATGGCGTTTTCGTATGAATTCTCGTAGCCAAACCGGTACCGGAGATCTATCCCATCTTCTTCTCGGTTTCCATCCATTTCAATCGTGTAATTAAAACCCACGTTATGAAGGAACCGTAAAAGTTTCTGATAGGACAGACCTCTGGTATACCGGCGATTGCATACGAGCTGACACATCCAATCGAAGTATTCGCTATTCAGCTCGCTCCTTGTCATCATACCTCCGTCTGATGCGGCCTCTGCTTAATAACGTCCGAATAAGTCCTCTGATCCAGAAGGATTTCGTAGTCGCATTTCAGCCTGTCATTCCTGACAAAGACTGAATCATCTTCATACTCCCCGAAGTGGGCCAGAGATTCCAGACCTACAACATTATCCACATCTTCTACTTTTTCATCATCTTCATCTGCCAGAATCTGGTCTGCATAGTAACTGAGGCTGATTCGTTCATAATCCTCAAACTCGCCAAATTCATCCGGTGAGATTACATAGGGTTTCATCTCCATCGCTTCCTGCTCCTCTTTTTTCTCTCCGGCGCTTGCGTTCGAGTAGTTGGTATATCCTTCCCGTTCCAGCCTTGCAGCGTATTCGGAAATATCCGGTTTTTCTTCCGACTTACCGACCTTTGCTGTCTGCGGCTCAGGAGTGACAATCTCAACATCCGTAGCCGATTCCCGTCTGGAGAATATCTCCTTTACCGAATCAATTTCCTCCTGGGCAATCTGCTCATATTTTTTCTTGGCATATTGCCAGGTCGCTACGGAGCCGACAGCCGCGCCTAAAACAAACATCACAAAACCCGTTGTTTTACTCATCTTCCTCGTCCTCCTCGTTCTTGATTGTCATTACCGTAAGCGCTAATCCTCCGAAGAGTAAGGATACGCTCAGCAAGATACCTCCGGTAATATGTCTTTTTCTTTTTGTATCCAGCACATAATCGAGCATGGATATCAGGTTCCCGATTCCATCCATGATTACTGCTCCTTTCCGCCGGATAACACGGCAAGACCGCCGACAAAACAGATTCCGGCCATAGCAGCCAGTGTGTAAGATACCAATGTTAAAAAGCCATTCATAAGGTTAATCTCCTTTCATTCATAACTTGAAAAATAATGGTGTTCTACCTGGAACATTGGAACGCCGTAATCGCTGTAACAGCCAGCGGTAAAGAATATAACATCGTAGTTTGTCCGAACTTCCAGTTCTTCTTTGACAAGCTGACAAATATCATCCCTCACCTCACAGCGGTCTACACGTCCGTTCCACATTGAGGAAAACTGATATGGTTGATAGATAACATCGTAAGCCGTATCGGGAAAATGCTCCGAATCCATGCGATTAAGTATGGTGTCGATTACCAATCGCTTTCCTTTTTCGCATTCTCCTTCGGCCTCTGCCATCGTTACCAATGCTATCAGCGAAATATCTTCCTCGGATAAAAGTTCTTTCTCTGCAATTTCTTCTGTGCTTGACTCTGAAATATCCTCTATCGGAATATAAGTAACCACCGGCATAGATACCGGAGTGATTTCTATTGCCTGTGAATCAGCAGAGATTTCACTTCCGGCAGAGTGCGTAGTGATTGAAAATATCAGAATCACGCACAAAGAAAAAGCTGAAGCTATTACAGTTATTTTTTTCATGTACGTCTCCTTAAAAATATCCGGCTGCCCTCCTCCAGTCTTTTGAACCGAGCCAAGGGCAGTCTGCCATATCCCGATAGGGATTCCCTGTGCCAACACTATCCAATCCATCCGTCAGTCACATCAGTTCCCAGATGTTTCCGTCTACATTAAAGTCCAAAAGGATGGCCGGGTCCAGACCATTCGCAAAATCGGAATAGCTCAGATTGTCCGCATACAAACCGAAGTCAACATAGTTGTCGCCGATGGGATGCTCCGCATCATAAACCCATCCAACAACCTGACCGGCTTTTGTCGGAGGCAGCCCCAGCATGTCATAAACATCGTTCAGGAAAAGGCGTTTCTTTGCCCTGAGCAAATCATTGGCATACTTTTCCTGTGCTTTCAGGAACATCAGATTGTATTCGTTGTTGCTTTCCCAGTGAGGATTCAGGACGCTGTTTCCGTCTTCGTCCATCGTGTATCTCTCAAAGAATCGGGCATATCCGCTTACATCGGACGGATTGACAACGAAAGCGGTCTTCTTCACCTTCTTTTCTTTGCCGGTTTCCTCATCGATAACGGTCTCGCTTACCTTTTCTGCTTTGATATTGTATTTAAGCTCCCGGTCAATCTCCTTGCCGAAGCGCTCGATAACTCGTTTCCGATATTCCTTGAAACTCTTATCTACGGTTGCATAAGCCGCAGCCAGAGCGACATTCCTTTTCCGAAGAATATTGTTCGATGCCAAAATGCTGGTGATAGATAAAGTGCCAAGAGCCACAGCAGGAGCATACAGCTTGGCAAGTTCAACTCCGGTCTGAAGATAAACAACGGACAGGTCTTTCTTAGAATCCTCAATGGAGTAGTCTTCGCCCGCCTTGGTGACTCCCTTTTCTGTTGCATCGTGAATCTCATCCACATCGTTCTTCGTTTTGTCGATGATTTTTCCGACCTTCGTTGTCGCCCGGCACGCCATGACCGTACTCGCTACAGTTCCGACGATGCCCGCCACAATGAGAATCTCAGGGCTGTGCTTTTTTAACTGAAAGCCGACTTTATTGAAGGTTCCGCTTACCTTCGTCATGATTTCTTCTTTTTTCATGGTTAATTGTTCTCCTTTTCCAAATTTTTGAGATGGTCAATAAGATGCTGCGTGTACCACATGATTTTTTCCAAGTCCTGGATTCCGTTCTTTTTCTTCCAACGGCACGCATATTTGATGATGTTACCGGTATCCACCGCTTCAATACCCTTGAGGTCGAACGTAAACGCTTCTATTGCCTCGATTACTTCTAACCCGGTTTCTGACTGGTAGTGATCGGGATGGGATACCATTTTGTCCCTTGATTCATACATAGCAAATCCCTCCCTAATTCAGCGGAAGCGCTTTAGGCAGCTTGAGAATATAACCGTCTCTTACCCGAACGGGCTTGCATCCGCTGATGTCTGTCCAGCCGTACTTATTCACGGCATAATTGTTTGTTGATACGTCAGCCAAGTCATACAAGTCGCCAACGCTGACCACTCCATACTGGCTGATAATGTCGTTCATAGCATCGAGAACGGACTCAGCATCTCCACGGGTTTCAAATATAATGTCATCATAATCATACCCGCCCCTCGTTCCCGCTGAACGATAATCCCTCCTTCGGTCTGAATCCCGGTCATAGAATTTTCCGTAAGAAACCTTGGATGCCGTCGCGCTTTTCTTGGTGCGCCCTGTCTCACCGTAAAGAATCATATCAATTCCGTTTGTCACGATATCTGAGATTGCTTTCTTTACCGCCGGTACCAGAACCTCCATAATGATATAGGATTTGACATTCCCGACATCCTCGGAAATAAAGATATCGGCAAACTTCTGCATTTCACCTTTCTTTTTTGATTTGGCAGAGCCGGTGATTACTTTCCCTACTTTTTTCTCAGGTAAAGCATCGGATTCTCGCTGTTCTTCTTTGGATTTATGAGAATTCGACTTGTATTCTTCCATTTACGTTCTCCTTTCGTCAGCAGCAATCAGCTTACCCGGCAACGTAATTCTCGTATTAGGAAGCCTGTTGTGCTGTTTTTTAAATTGATACACAAGATTACTCCTTGCTTTTTTCTCAGACACGGCATAGGTGGTCGATTTCCAACGATGCGCGACACAGTTTTGAAACTCCATAACCGGTCCGTCATACGCATACTGGTTCATAAAAACACCTCCTGCAAAAAGGAAAAGGGAAAGCACCTTGTTTCAGGTACTCTCCCTCGTCCGAACCCTGTTTTCTAATCCTTATTCCGGATCTTCAACATTTTCTTCGCTTACGATAGTTGCTTCCTCGAAGTCGTCGAAATCATCCTGCATGACCGTCTGCTTGTTCAGCTTACGGGCCTTGATGCGGGCTATCGTCGGGTCGATGATGTACTTACCAGCCACATAGCCGGCAATAAACACCAATCCGAAAACAGCCGCGGTCTTAAAGCCGCCAGCGGAACTTGCCTTTACGATTTCCTCAGTAGTGGTTTCCATAACCTCTTCGTTCGTCATAATTTCATTAGCTTCCATTTTTGTTCTCCTTTCATAGTTAGAAAAATAGGTGGTTCTTCCATTAAAGCCATTGTTTTTTTCGCGCATTAACCGTTGCTGAAATCGTATCTCGGAGCGATGTGATACTCGATTACAAGGCAAGGCGTTCCGTCATCAGCCAACTGAGAACTGAACGACACATCAATATATCCCTGGTCGATATTCCAGCCGAGCTCATCTCCGATAGAAGTCCCATTCAACCCGATTTCGTAATAGAACTCGTTCAGGGAAATATACATCTCATCCCGCATTCGTAGATTAAGCTCATTGACGGCTTTCTTTATCTTCTCGATATCAGACTTGAAATATCGCCCAGATACCGTATCAAAGCAGAGGGTATTTCCACGCTCAAGAATAACCACCTCGCGATTGCTTACCGGATTCTTCTCGATTTTATCCTTGGCAACCGCGTCGCGGATACTCTGTTCTTTTTTCTCCCCGATGGTTTCCACCACTTTTTCCTGATACTCTTTCAAAGCCGATTCTGAAAGTGTATAAGCTGTAGCAAGCGCCGCTCTGCGCCGTATATTTACTGAACTGGCTCCGATTAAACAGGCTATTGAAACAGTTCCTGTCACAGCCGCCGGAATATAACAAGCCCACGCAGCCTGAACAGTTTCTTTCGGTGTAAGTTCATTTACCTCCAGCTCATCCTTCTTTTCTTCAATGAGAATTAGAGCCTTTGGGGTAGCCCGGACTGCCATCACGGTTGTTGTAATCATCCCGGCAATCCCGATACCGGTTAGAATTTCCGGACTGTGTTTTTTCACGGCAGTTCGCATGTTTCGGATAGCTGCCGCTATTGTTTTTTTGTCCATCGATGTTCTCCTTTCGAATCTGGTCGCACATAAGCGCATCCCCTTTCAAAAATATAAAACCGCCCACAAGGGGCGGCGATTATTTAACCAACCAGAACTCCGGACGAACCCCAACAGAGGCCGAAGCGCCGCCGCAGCTCGCATCGCCAAGGCCGTACACACAGGCGAAACGAGCCGAAGAAACGCTCCTCTTGGTTGCATTGCGAAGCCACCACCAGCACCACCAGTCATCCTCAAAATCACAGACTCTGTTTCCGCGCCGCTTTATAAGCTCGAACTGCTCATCATTATCCGGCTCAAAGTTTTCGTAAAAATCGTCATGGCCGAAAATCTCCCCGTATGTAGGAAGCGTAATCTCACAAATTCTGGTTCTCAGCTTTTCCGGAAATGCCGGAAGAACCGTTTCGCGGAGCCACCTGCACATATCCGATTTGTCGAAACCGCCCTCATTGGTGTTGGTCTCATTCATCGGATGCCGAGCGATAACCTCGTCAAACAGGAAAAGAATTCCCTTGTCTGTCACTCTCTGAGCCGTAGCCGTAAACTTTCCGAAGCCACTCAGCCTAACCGTAATCTGGTCTCCTACGCAAATTTCGTTTGTCTTGAATTGCACCTTTCTTGCTACCTTCATGATTTTTTCTCCTTTCAAATATGCATGTGTTTATTTAATTCATAGCTCGCAGAATATCAAGAATATCTGTGGCTACGTCATGCGCAACTGAAAATATAAAACTGTCGTTTCGTTCGTCATGTTCGATGCCTGAAAATTCATCCGTCCTTCGGACAAATTCCTCTACGACCTCCATTGGCGAAATATCCTGATAGTGTTGAATGCTCTTAAGGATTTCCTCTGCCGCCCATCGTCCATAGCTTCTTTTTCGAAACTCGTACTTTGGCCAATTTCTTCCCGGTTCAAACAAGTCGAACATGTAATCTTCAATTACCGAAATAACTCGACTGTCCATAGGGTCCTCCCGAACAGAAAAGAAGAGTCCCTGTTAGGACTCCTCAATTTCGTCATCTCTTTTGGCAAGTGCTTCGTTTACTTTTTCTTCGATTTTTTCATCCATTTTCTGTTCGTTGACCCAATCGGTTACAAGCGTTGCCGCCACTCCGATCATAGTCGCTGTCAGACCAAGAACTTTAATCAATTTACTTTTAGTAGTCATAAAGCGATTACCTCCTTTTCATAATAGAACTTGCAATTTTTGCGAACTACTCAAATTTGTTAAGTGCCATTGTGTCGATAATGATGCATTCCAGACCGTCTTCCAGAGTTGTTTTCTGATTGTCAAAATCTAACCAATAGGTATCCATTTCTTCAATCATGTAGGTTATGTCCCATCCCATCTCATTGCCGTTGGCAATCCCGTCAATGCCAAGAAACGATAGGTATTCGTTTAAAGAACAGTCGCCCTTCAATGCAAGATTCCGATTCACATGGTATTGAGCGTTTAATACAGCCGCCATCGTCGTGGTAAAATACTTCTTCGATATAAGATCGTAGAAGAGCAGTTGCTCGCTTTCCGGGTCCATATCCATGTTATAAACCTGATAACCCCAATCACTCGAAGCAACTTTCGCGTCTTTTGCCATTTCAGCATGGATTTTGTTGTCGGCTTCTTCACCGTAAACTTTTTTGGCTGCCTGCCGGTACTGTTTGTAGGATTCATTAAGCATAGCGTAGGCGCTTGCCAACGCTGCCTGGTTGCGTTTGTCCATCACGCCAATACCAATGATACAGGTAACAGTCCCAACACCTATCAAGGCTGACGGAACATAACATCGCCAAGTCGTCTGTACAAGCTCTATAGGTGTAAGCTCATCCGTTTCCAGCTCATCTTTCTTGGCTTTGATAATCTGTAATGCTTTAGGTGTTGCCCGTACTGCCGTTACAGCCGTACCAACAACGCCGACGATTCCTAAAGCGGTTAGGATTGTTGGGGATGATCGTCGCAATCCCGTTGTAAATTTGCTCATATGTTTTCTCCTTTCAAATATAAAATTTCATCTTGGAATAACGGCATCCGGATTTAACACCACAATTGAGTCACAGTCCCAGCAATACAACTCAAAATGTAAGTTACCAGAAGCTGTATCTGCATACTCATCCCCGTACCAACAAAGTTCTATTGCATCGATTCCAAGGTGAACGCACTTTTCAAAATCGATAAGATAACAAGAAGCAAGTCTCGAATTCTTAATATAGGGGAGCCTACTAAGTTGTGACGGCGTGCTAATAATCGCAATTTTACTTTCATCTTTCATAACAAATTCGAAAGAGCAGTCTTCATTACATTCTCTAAACCCTTCTATGGCACACCAATTCTTCCAACCAAAAGAAGCATTTTTTCTTGACGCCCAAAGACCACCTTTGGGTTTCACCCAACAAAGTTCGTTTTTTATTGGGAAATTTAAAAGCGGATTAAACTGTGTTGCTCCATAATGAATATAGATTTGCCTATTCATAAATTTTCTCCTTTCATTTTGGCAAAAATAAAAGAGCCGTTGCCGACCCCAAACCTAAGAGAAGCAGATAGGACTCGAACCTATAACTTCCACGGGTACGTGGCGCTCTACCAATTGAGCTACTGTCTCTCCATAATATAGCCTGTAAATTTCGCGTAAAAAGAAAAAGAGCCGTTGTCAGCGGCCCAATTTCCTTTAACTCAAACCAATCTTTTTCAGAATCTTCACGAGTTCTTCCTTTTCCAGTTCAGCATCTACATCCAGATGAACATGCGTCTTACCATCGGTAATCGTGGTTTTTATCTCATTAAGCTGAATATCAATATCATATCCGAGCTTTTTTCGTAACACCATCTTTACCAGTTTTGAAATCATATTCGTTGTGAATTTAGACACGATCTTCATTTCGTCCATACTCCTTTTACTCCTTTCAAAATCTGTTGATTTTTCCATAAAAGGAGCTGTAAATTTGGCGTCTAAATATCACGTCGGTCAAAGACCGTCTCCCATCGTTCTCTCGCAATTGGCTTCATCTTCAACGCCCACATAATCTGTCGGACGGTAACAGTACGGCAGAGACCATCTTTACATTCTCCAGCTCGTTCGTCAAAGTATTTCTTGAATCCCGGATGCAAATATAAATCATCTGTCAGCCAGGGGTCAACCTCACTCCACCACGTACTCTTTGTTTCAGAATCATATCGCTGCTGAATAACGGCCAATCCTTTATCGCTAATCTGAAAGAGAGTACAACTGTTGTAAACCGGATGTTCACAAATATAAAGTTTGCCATACATGGAAAGATAAATAGTAGGCTTTTTGTAATGGTATCTCATATCAGCCTCCTAAAAGCAAAAGAAAGAGCCCTCGTCAGGACTCCCTCTTGTGTTGATAATTCTTTAATCGTCAAATATTTTACATGACGTTTTGCAATGCGGATACGGACCTCCACAGGCTCTGCATCCCGCCGGCGGAATATCGCCTCCATAACTCTTATGTACGCTTGATGTCCATTCCACTTCTTCGTCATCTTCGTACTCATACTCCATTTCATCTACTTCCCATCCACATAATGGGCAGGCGTAAATATCACATCCGCCGTTTGGATTTTCCCTGCGTTCCATTACAGCCCCACATTTGTTGCAAATCGCATACCCGTTATTCAGGTATTCTACCAATTCCATACCTTCGGGTCTGATAATTTTTTGGCTCATAAAGTCATTACCTCCTTGATAATCTGAAAGTAACGGTATTATTGTACGGTTACTCTCTGTATTAAGTCAAGAGATAAAGAGCTCTTTTGCATCTCCTTTCCATAATAGGGGCTGTAAAAATCACGAAGAAAAAACGAAAAGGACATGCTTTTCACACGTCCTCTCGTTCTGAAACTTTCAAATTCCTTATTTCTTTGTGGGTCTAAAACGGTTAAATAATCCTCTGAATGTTGTTGAGGTGTATGTTCCGTTCTCCTCGAACTTAAATCCCCTGCGCATCCATACCGCATAGAACATCAACGGCAGCACCAACTCAGCCGCGGCTATACCCAGCTTGAAGTATCGGTCTTTGACCTGCTCGGCTAACTGGTTCTTCTTGAATTCATCATCGTTTTTACGATTTTCCGATTTCTCCTCAAAGTCCAGTGCCGTTTTAGTCTCATCGACCCTCAGCTTGTACAGCGTTGCCAGATTTTCTGTTGCCGTCAAACGTTCTTTGCTCCCGAATGACAGAGAAGATAATGCTTCGATTTCCGCTTTAATCTCCTCATCCAACAAGTTGCGAATTTCTTCCATTTTGTTTCTCCTTTCATTTGGTTTTATCAGTTTCCATAAAAGGAACTGTTATTTCTGCGAAATATAATTTTTGAGGTTGACTTTCAGGATTACATACTTTTTGGATGCTACGGTATCTACGTCCTTGGACAGCTCCAGAAACATAAATGGTCCATCCGGGTCGGAGGTATCAATCCGCAGAGTGCCAATATCCAAAGGTCTAATGATAATTCTGGTTATAATCGAGCCAACCACAATGCCGATTGCGAGGATAATTACAAGTTCCATAGAGTTATCCTTTCAAATTGTTTTTCAGAATTTTCCACCCGGGAATTTTTCAGATATCAAA